GGATGTAGTGGATCAAAAAACGCTTGAGGAATACGGCAAGCGCTATTTCCGTGAAACTCTGTGTGACATGATCGAAGAAAGTCTTGAGATTGATGTTGTAGGCCAGGCGGATCAACCAGTACACATGTTTGATATCGTTAGCCTCTTCCACGAGGGCTACGATGTCGATTTGAGAAAAAAGATCACGAAATACAAGTTTAATCCAATGAGTATCAAACTTGTCAGTATTGGTTTTGGTGAAATTGCTAGAACTTTAGCAGATTCGATTTCAGGAATGGTCAACGATTCGGTTGATAAGAAAATGAAGTCTTATGATGCTGAATACGAAGCGAAAGTGCAGAAGCTTGTAGATAATGCCAATGCTGAGTATGACAAGCAAGCAAAAGAGCTAGAACATAAAATCACAGACGGGATCGAACAGGCCAAAGCACAAGCTGAAGTAGTTAAGCAAGAAATCTCAGCACAAGTCACTGAGAAGATCAAGGTGGCAAATCAAGCAAATAAAAATGAAATTACGGAAGAGTTTAAAGCTCAATACAATGGCATCGAAGTCAAGATGCAAGGGCTGAAAGCTACAACTGACCAATTAAAGACCAGTGATGCTGATATCCAAAAGCTGATCAATGATTTCAAAGCACAGACACAGAGCCAATTTGTTGGAATTCAAGGCGCACAATCACGGTTTGAGCAAACCACAGAGAAAGCCATCTCTGACCTGACCAATGTCACAAATGGCAAGGCAGATCGCTCTTATGTCGAGCAGAAAGTGAATGGAATTAAAGAGCAACTTACCTCTTCGACAATCGGTGGGCCTAACTTAATTCGTGACACTGCTTATAAAGAAGGTACGAAATATTTTGGTAGCAATGGGATTGCAAAAATAGGAAACCATCCATTCTATTTTAACGGCTCAAAACCAATACTTATTTTCTCTAATAATGACCAAACCGAAAAAGTAATAAGTTCTAACCGGTTCTTATTAGAAAAAAATACAGATTATACCCTTAATTTTAGGGGTTTTAATAATTCGGCTTTGACGTCCTATGATGTCTTTATCTTGGGCCGTCGTAACGGTGAAACCCAAGGCTTCACCATTATCAAACAGTTGATTAATGGTAAAAAATTAAGCACTAGTGAACTAGAAAGTGTATCAGTCCAATTTAATTCCGGAGATATTGATAATGCCTATTTACGTTTTGGTAATAACGGAACAAATGGCGGTCAATCTGATTTATATATTGCAGAAATTGACCTTTATAAAGGGACTCAAAAAAGGCCGTGGCAACCAGCACTTGAAGATCAAGAATATTTAGTAACACAGGCTCAAGCTACTTTTGAAAGAACTATCCAAGGTCTCTCGACCCAATTAACACAACTAGAGAGCAAAGCTGGTCCAAATGGCGAACTTGAACAGCGCATGCAGACCTACTCTGAGAAGGCTGCAGTTGATGCCCTGAAAGCAACAAGGCAGATTCTAGAGCAAGGCTACATAGCAAAAGCTAAATATGATGAAGATGTAGCTGGAATCAATCGAAGATTTGAAAGTGTTGCGACAGATACAACACCAGACAATCTTATCAGATTTGCGGACACATTAACTGAATACAGTGTGTCCAATAATAATAATAATAATAGGCTTTCAAGGCCGGAAGACGGAATCTTCAAAATGAAAATTGATGGGTCTCCGTCCACAACATGGCTAGGACCTTGTTTCCCAATCTATATTGATCGCATTTTGCAAGGTGATGTATACTCTATCGCATTTGATTACATGATCAAATCTAGTGTAGAGGTAGACAAAGGCCTAGCATTTGCATTAAAAAACCATTCAAACAATACTGCCATATTTGCTCAAGGTTTTGCTGACAAAAATACACCGAAGGATAGGTGGATTCGAGCAGAATTCCATTTCACTGCCAATCGTGATTTTGAGTTTAACAAAACAGGGAATTTCCCATTCTACATCTATGCTATCAATAACGGAGAGTTTTGGGTACGGAATCCAATTTTAGTCCGTGGATCTAAGATCCCAGCATTTAGGCCCAGCCCACTGGATAAAGCTGGCACTTCAGAGGCTAAAATTGAGTCTAAGATTGCTGAATACAGACAGACAGTGGATGGACAGTTTACAACAATCACAAACCAAATTGGTGATATGTTGAGAAAAACGGATATCCAAATCACACCAAGTCAAATTTCCTTCGGTACTGGCAAGAGTATTAACGGGAGAACGATCAGCTCCTTAATGGTGCAAGAGCCAGAGTCCATTGCCTTGATAGCTCAATTGATCAAGGTGAAAGGTGACATGGTAGTTGATGGATCCATTTTGGGCCGTCACATTGCGAGCGAGAGCGTGGAAACTGGGCACATGGAATCCGGCTCTGTCACAACTCAGATTCTCGCTTCAAATGCGGTTACTGCTGATAAGCTACTAGTTGATTCTGCAATGATCAACAAGCTTGTAACTAATCAAGCGTTTATCAGAGAATTGACTTCACAAAAGGCTTTTATCACTCAATTGGCATCGATTGATTTCACTGCTGAACGTATCAAAGGCGGAAGATTAGAATCAAATACTGGAGCTTTAGTATTTGATTTAGATAGTAGTGCGATGAACATGTTGACTGATACAGCAGTTATTAGACGAGTTTTCAACAATTTCCCAACCCAATTTATCAGGTATGGAACGCATATAGAGAATGGGAACAGATTCTCAAAAACCATCATTGGATCAAACCGTGACGGTACAGAGAATAGTGGAAATAAAACATTTAGTGGTATGGAAATTTACAACAGCACAAACAAAGATGTTGAGGATTACACCAAATTTTACGCTGATAAAATGTACTTGCAACACAGCGAGTTTAAACAGGGCTGGATCATCCAAAATGCTGGTAAACAAAGAATTTTACCACTAAATGGCACAGCACACTCTGAAATGATCGCATCTGACTTTAGAATGATCTACACAGCAGACGGCAATCATCGAAGTGTTGGGGCTTATTTATGGGATCTGCTCACATGTTTTGGCGTTCTGCGAAGATATGGCTGGGATCTTAAAAATAGTGCCGCACAAAGTCACATCAGTGGGGTGCTATCTAAATACAACTATAGATAGGAATAATTATGGACGAAAATATTTTACTTTCAATGGTCTCTGAACTCAATAATCAATTGAGTGACAAGACGCTCAGTGAAATCGTATTTAAGGCTCGGTTTGCCGACTTGCAGGACAAATATTCGCAACTAGAACAAGAAACTAAAATGTATCGCACAGTGCTTGCATCAGATAGCGATTTGCAAGAACTTTTTGAAGAAATCAAGAACAAAAACGAGGTAAATAAATAATGGATTACAAAGTACAATTTAAATCATACGATGCAGTAGCTAACACTACCAAAGTAGCAATCAAGCAAGACTTTCCTTATCGTGTATTTGAGGAAATTTTGCCAACAAACCGCATGACCGAAGATGATGCGACACTGGTTGAAGCAGTATTGAACATCGTGCGCATGGAGCTTGACACATCTGGCGCAGTCGTAGCAATCAAAAAAGAGCTAGACAAATCTGTCGAAGCCAACAATAACGCTATCGCTAAAATTCAAGAATTGACCAAGGAGAACGTAGCGATGACCCAACAAATCCAAAGCGTCAAATCAGTGGCTGATTGGTCAGTTCTCGCTCGTGTAACAGATACAGACAATCCAATCGATCCAACTCTGTATGCTCGTGGATTGGAATTGGTAGAAACTGGCCAAGTTGGCAAAGAATACAAGGCACACGATATCTTTGTTGTTAATAATCCAAATCACATCGCTAAATATGGCGAAGGCACTCGTGTGCTTGTGCAAGTAAATAATGATTTTACCTACAATGGCGAAAGCGTAGAAGAACTCGAAGGTAAATTGTCGCAAGATGGAAAACTTGCAGTCTGGAAATGGGAACTTCCAAAGGAAAACAAACCAGCACAACCAAGCGGAGATCTTGAAACAGAACCAGTAGCCACAGCTACACCACAGCCAGTACTTTAATCAGAAAGGGGCGTGATCTATGATCCACTTTACACCAGAAGATATCTCGATGATGGTCGGATTTGTCGGGATCTTACTTGGAATTTACGGAAATTTTAAAGGAAGTGTCGTGGCTCAGGAGAAACGCATGGTCGTGATCGAAAAAGACATTGAAAACATGCGTGACTTCCGTCTTACAGCAGTGAGACGACTTGATAACCACGATGAACAGAATAAGTCTCTATTGATCCTCGCAGAGCAGGTCAAAGCCTTGAGCGAGGATATGAAGGAACTTAAAGCATTAATCCAAAATAAAAATAATTAAGAGGTAACACTATGAAAATCAACTGGAATGTACGTTTGAAAAACAAAAACTTTTGGCTTGCTCTTGTGCCAGCTCTTGCATTACTCTTCCAAGCATTCGCTGATATTTTTGGTATCAAATTGGAGTTTGGCCAAACGATTGATAAAGTTCTTGTATTTATCAATGTACTATTTGCCTTCCTTGTGCTTGTAGGGATCGTCAATGACCCAACCACTATAGGATTGAGCGATAGCACACGAGCATTAGGTTATGAAGAACCTAACCAAGATTAATATGTTTTTACTGGCAACCATCTATTTTTGGGTGGTTGCTTTTGATTTTAGAAAGGATTGAAAAAACATGAGTGTACAACAATCTATAGTTAACGGTTTTACAAGCCGTCGTGGGCTGATTACATATTCGATGTTAGGTTCTCGCAACGGTTCAGATGGGACAGGGGATTGCTCTGGTATCATGTCGCAAGTATTGAAAGAATCGGGTATCCCAATTCAAGGTTTGCCGTCAACGGTGACACTTGGACAACAACTCGCAAATAACGGCTTTTATCGTGTGAGCCGTAACCAACCATGGGACGCTCAAATGGCCGATATTATTCTAATGTCATGGGGTGCTGATATGTCTTCATCTGGTGGAGCTGGTGGGCATGTCGGGGCGATGATCGATGATACATACTTCATTTCTTGCGACTATTCGACACAAGGAGCAGTCGGACAAGCTATCAATACCTACCCTTGGAACGACTACTACAGCTGGAATAAACCAGCTTATATCGAGGTTTGGCGATATGCTGACACAGCACCACAGACTAATAACCAAGCAAACACAGCCGTACAACCGCAAGAAAAGGCTTACTACGAAGCAAATGAGGTCAAATACATTAATGGTATCTGGCAAATTAAATGTGACTATCTCGCACCCGTTGGTTTTGATTGGACAGAAAACGGTATTCCCGTTTCGATGGTCAATTGGGTCGATAAAGAAGGCAACAACTTGCCAGACGGAGCAGACCAAGACTTCAAGGCTGGAATGTTCTTCTCGTTTGAACAAGACGAAATCCATATCACAGATATTGGCACGGGTGGATATTATGGTGGCTATTATTGGCATTTGTTTGAATTTGGCCAATTTGGACCAGTATGGCTTTCGTGTTGGGATAAGGACGATCTGGTGAATTATTATAGCTGAGGTGGTGAATTATGAGTATTAATTCTACCAATCTAAAGCAATTTGAAGGAGGGGCAGTCGTAAAACAAGGCGACTCTGCCTCTCTATTTGGTTATGAGTTGCTGGATGAAAACATGCGACCGATCAGCGAGCTGAATGGAAAAAATGCTACAATACGGATCTTTAATCAAAAAGGAAAGGCTACATTTGAGAGTACAGTAGACAAATCTAAAGTTACTTTTAAAATTGGGAAAGCCCTACCGATTGGATCTTATTTGGTAGAAGTCGTTTGTGATGGGTATATCTTCCCAAGCGACCGCTCGACACGCTTGGATATTACTCGTTCAGCGGACGAATTCACAAGTGAAGAAGTATTATCGCTTGTCAAAAACGACGTCAAGGAAGAGATCGATAAGTATATTTCAGCGCACCCGAACGGGCCACAGTCGGAAGAACTGCCAGACTTAACCACACTATATAATCTAGCTAAAATTTAATAAGAGGAATAAAAAATGAGTTTAAATACTGAAAATTTAACATCTTTAGTCCGTGCCATAGGTACTGATGTAAAAGAAATCAAAGCCACGGTTGCTACCAAGGCAGATAAGTCTGAAATCGGACAAGGCGGTATTACACAACAACAATTAGACACAGCTATTCAAGGGGTCAAAACAGCTATTTTAGGCGAGGGTGTCCCAGAAGAGCTGGACACACTCAAAGAAATCGCAGAAAAAATCCAAGCTGGCGGAAGCTCAGACAGTGCGATCGTGTCAAAAATGACGGAACTTGGCCAAAAAATCACGGATCTCGAAACTACTGATTTTGTACAAATCTACAATAGCGCCAAAAATAGTCTCTAAAAGGAGGCGCTAGATGAACAAATTAAAAGAAGCGATCCAACAGATCGGTCGTGATATTGGAAACATCGAAGGCCAACAAGCGTCCTTATTGTCACAATCTAAGGCTTATGAACTCTTTCCAACTTATGCCACGTTGCAAAGCCAAATGACAAGCAACATCAAAGACAAGCATTTGGAACTTGGCTTGGATGCTTTGATTGATACCAAACTCCAAAACGGCGGTGATCCGTTTGTCACACGCTCGAAATTGCCAACGATTGACACAAGCCAACTTGCAAGCAAAAATGATCTGGAAGAGTTAAAGCGCTCAGTCGGATCTGGAAGTAGCAGCAACTCAGAGCTAAAAGGACAAGGCTTTCCATACAATCTAAACGCTGACATCGGTACAATATATACCGATACGACAGCAAAAAACGGAGCGGTGAAGTGGATCAAAAAGACCGCTGGGACTGGTTCTAACGCTTGGTCTGTTTTATTTGGTGATGTCAAACATAAGCCGAGAATTTCATCGAGCCAAAACAATGCGTATGTCGAGTTTAGACGTATAAACTCCACGGTTGAAATCGGCTTCGGTGGCCTTTCTTGGGGTTGGTTTGGAATCGTGAGACGAGGTGCGCCCAGCTACATTCCACAAGGGTCAGACCGTGAGCGAAACGTGGTGATCTTAAACGTCGGCGGTATACCCGTCGGTTTTCGTTCGACCAGCTCAAAACTGGGTATTATGACGAATGACAAGGGCAAGCGCCTTGGCACTTTTTATTTAGGCGGGCCGGGAGACGGCAACCAGCTACGCTTACAATTCGATGATCCAGTCCCAACAGATCGTGATATCGGAGACTTGCGATTTACCGATATGTCCTATATCACAGATGACCCTTGGCCGGAAACTTTATAGAAACATATACATATAAGACACACAAGCCCCCTCTTTTTGAGGGGGCTTTTTTGTGTTTATAACAGACATTTTAGAGATTGTCTATTATAACGGCAATCGCTACGTAATTGACTACGTTTTTATTTGTTTGAGCAATATATGACCATGTCTAAAATACAGTAAAATCAACTAACCGCACTTAATGGATATCTAATGGTAATCGTTTTAAAATTTTGGTATAAATAAAGTATTTTTGCATCAAAAAAGTGATGATTGTATAACCATCACTTTGCTTTTTTTAACTGATTAGCGTATTCTGTCATTTTAATTGCATGTTTTAAACGCATGTTCATAATATCAGAAACACCATTTTTATATTTATCTATTGCTTGAGTAGACAAATCACAATTTTTACTAATAGCATAGGCTGTTGCATTTTCTAGCAACCATTTAATAGCATTGATATCAACTAACATATTTACCTCGCAAAAAACCAAATGATCATTATTATCAGCAAAAAACCTAAAACAAATTCAAGTTTTTCTCTAGTTGTAGTTTTTTTTACATTAAATTTTACTTTCATCCTGATACCTGTTATAATTAAAGCAAGCCCCTATTAGGGGCGGATAGTGATTGCTCACTATCCGAATTCGATGTGCCACTCAATGCTTATGATGAACAAGTTGATTTTGACTACTAGCTTATTCGTTTTAGCTTTGATTGGCTTTTTTCTTCGCCTTAACATTTATTTTTCCTTTCTTTAGTTTCCTTGTCTAAGGTTTCCTCCTTAACCTTATGTATATATTATACAACTAAAGTTACATAAAGTCAAGAGGTTTTATCAACTTTTTTAAAAAAATAAAAGATTTTTTCCTATTAAATAACTTCCTTTTGCGTCCAAGAGAAAAAAATAAAACTTGAACTTTCTCGAAAGCTATGCTAAACTAGCAATGTGAGCAATGAAGTTGTGAAGTTTTAGAAGCAGTCCTTAAAACAGACCCAAAAAGCTAAAAACAGCGAATTGATTGACTTTCAGAAACTCCCAC